GGAAAATTTAAAAATAAAAAAATTAAAGTAAAAGAAATTGGAAAAAATGATAAAGGAGATCTTACTATAAATGGAAGTCCTTTATTAAGAGTTAGAATTTTAGATAATCAGCCAGAAGAGGAAGAATAAATGACATTACCATTTCCTAATAGTCCAACAGGAACAACAGGATTACAAAAAGCATTTACTATTGCAATTAGAAAAAGATTTAGATTAAGCCTTAGAAAAATATATGAACATTTAAATACGCATAAAGAAAGATTGCAAGAAAGTATAATGATTAAAGAAGCGATTACACCTAATTCAATGACTATTATTAATGGTATTTTAGAAAATTTAAAATTGGATCTTAGTCCAATAATTAAAACGTATATAGGAGCAGTTTGGTGGAAAGCAAATAAAAAGATGGCTGGTGTTATGAATCTTGGGCAGTGGGTTCCATTTGATAAAAGAGTAGTTAAGATTTTGCAAGATGATACGTATTCATATCTTGATACGTTCATAAATGAAAAACAAAAAGAATTAAAATATATATTACAAACAAGCATAAGTCAAGGAGATACAGTTTCAACAATTGGAAACTATATTAAAGATAGTTTTAAAACAACTTCTTGGAAATCAGAATTAATAGCAAGAAGTGAAACAGTAAGAGTTTATGGTATATCAAGTAAAATGGCAATTAAAAACGGAGGAGTTACATATGAATATAAATGGCTTACTTCATTAAAAGAAAACGTATGTCCAATATGTAGACCTTTGCATGGTAAAATATTTAATATAAATGATAAGAACGCTCCAATGCCAGTAACTGATACTCATCCACAATGCAATTGTGGAATAGTGCCACATGTAAAAATATAGGTGAAAACAAAAATGACAGAGAATACAATAGAAAAGTATCAATTTAAAATTACTATAGCTGTTTCATTAATGGTTATATTATTTATAATTACAATGAGCGTTCAGTTAGCAACTTGGAAAACAAATGTTGAAAATAGTGAAAATATAATCAATGAACGGATTAATTATATCAACACTAAATATCTTGAAATGACAAATCAAATTACTATATTAGAAGATAAAGCTATTGCACGTGACATTCAATTAACTGAAATAAAAGTAAAATTAACTAACATTGAAACATTATTAGTAGAATTAAAATTAGATATTAAACAAATTGCGAGGTAAAGAAAATGGTTATAAGAACACACACAACAGGAACAATTACTTGTACTACCACAACAGATAGTGCAACTCTTCCAGATGTTACTGGGAAGATTATAGCAGTAGCTATTAAGCCAAGCGGTGTAGCAACAAATTTTAGGCTTTCAACTACAAAAGGAGGAATTATAGAATATATACTTGGTAGTGCAGCAGTAGTTAATGTTGCAGCAGCAGGAAAAATTTTTTATCCTAAAATTATTGCACAAGATATTGATTCAGCAGATTTAGCAACCGATAGAAATATTATGGAACAAATTATTATGGATCATGCTGATATTACAATAGCAGTAACTGCATGTGCAGCATTAGAAACTTATGTAGTTGATATAATAGTAGAAGAATAAATTTATTTTTTTGTGAGGATGACAAATGAAAGATATAGATGATTTAATTTTAGATTGTATAGAAAAGGAATTTAAAAGTGCTAAGGAAATTTCAGATAATCTTAATATTTATTATGTTAGAATAGCTGTTAGAATAAAACAATTACGAAAACGAGGAATGATAATATCAACGCAATCAAATAATTTACATATTAAAGGAGTAAAACCCCTTAAATATAAGAAAAAAAGTATATTTTAAAATTATATTTAAATACAATAATATTATTATTTAATAATATATAAATAAACGAGTTGTCCTCACTTGTTAGGTTTTGGGATTTATTCCCATTACTTTTTTTATAAAGGTGAAATAAATGAAATTACACAAACAAATATTAAAGCAGTCTTTTAAATTTAATGACCATGTAAATATCATGTGTGAAACTTATCGTATTCGAGAAGTTAAAAATGAAAGATCAGGGTTAATTGAGGCTGTATATTTGGAAGGTGTAGCTATTACCTTTGGTAAACCTACAAGAAATAGAGTTTCTTATACTTATGAATCTGGTATTGGAACACATAAAACATTAGTAGGTAAACCTTTTTTAGATACGCATAACGATTCATCTATTAGAACACATCCACCATTTGGACATGTTGAAATGACTGAACCCGGAACTAATCCAAAAAATCAATTACCTTGTCTTTTCTATAGGGTTAATGTAGACCCAGAAGAAAAAGTTTTTATTAGAAAAGCAAAAAGAGGTGACATTCCTGGAGTTAGTATTCAAGTTTTAGTCGATGACGTTATAGAAAGAGATGATTCATATGGATCTTTTATTGAAGCTAATATTAGAGAATATCTTGAATTGTCAGCAGTATTAATTCCAGGTGATGGTGATACTTCTATGTCAATTGCTGAGTCTTTTCAACAAATGAAAGAAAAGTCTTACAAGGAAGTAAATACAATTAATGGCGAAGGAATTATTAATCCGGATGGAGTTTTTCCAAAACGAAAAGTTTTAGATGAAGCAGAAAATGAACCAGTGGTTCAAGATGATGGCGAAGAACAACCATTAATGCCTTTAGATAAAGAAAAGACTTATGGAGAAGAACCGGAATTAGATGTAGATAAACCAAGTCGAATGATTGGAAAAAGAACAACAGAAGTCGCATTTAAAGGATGTAAATGCCCAGCGTGTGGAATGCAGATGCTCAAAGATAACTATGAGAATGGATTTCAATTAAGATGTTGGTCATGTAATTACAAAATAAGTAAATTGGAGGAAAATATAAAAATGTCAGTTAGAGCAAGAAAAGAAATGGATATGAGTGGTCAAGTCCCTCAATATCAAAGCCCAGCTAATAGTCAAGCACCTCTCCCACAACAACTACCACAACAATTACCACAACAAGAAATTCCAGATCATACTCATCCAGAGTATGACCAAATGATGGTAAAATTGCAAGAAATTGAAGGTCAACTTCAAAATCAAGCACCTGGAGGAGTTAATCAAGAGGAGTTAGATAACGATAAAGGAGACATGAATTATCAAAATCAACCTTTACCAGAATCTGAAGACAAATGGGAACCAAAGAAAGTTGAATCATTTATTAGAAAACTTATTAAAGAAGAATTAAAAGGTATTCCTGAAAGAGATATAAATAAAGATTTAAAAAAATCAGGACCTGATAATACAGATAATGTACCACAATCAGAACAACCAGCAAATGGTGAAGCTCCAAGTGGCGGTAAGTTTGATTCTAATGATAAAACTAACGATGAAGATGGTGATAATGTTATAAATAAAATGCCAAAACCTGCTAGTGAATATGAGAAGCCAACTATTCAAAAAAATAAATTAAATAGAGCAAAAGCACTCATTGAACGAGCAAAAGCATTAATGAAAGAAGCTAATGGAGAAGATCCTACTGAACCAAATCCAGGAGAAACAACTAATATACCTAAAAAAATGGATGATTCAGTACCAAATAGAAGTCCAATTGGCGGAACAGAAGAATTAGATGATGCACCTGAAGATGAAAATGATTTTGAATTTAAAAAACAAGAAACTTTAAATAAAGTTTTTGCAAATCTTAAAAAAGAAATGGTTAAAGAAAATAAATCTAATAGACAATCTTTTGTAGGTTTAACTTCAAAATCCAATAGTGATTTTAGTGCAAATCAAGAAGAGTTTTTAGGAACAAAAGAAAATGTTACTAAAACTATGAAAGAATATTTAACAAAAGCAGGGCATAGTAGAGCATTAGGTTTTATGGTTGCACCGCAAACATATTAATTAGAAGAGGTAAAAGAAAATGAATATAGAAGTATCAGGAACTACAAATCTTTGTGAATCCGCAGGAAAACTTATCTGTAAAGATATGGTTCGAAAAGGAGTTTCATTAGAAGCTTTAAAATCAGAACTACAACTAAAAGAAGGACTTAATGGAGGTTTTTATTCTTTTAGAGAAGATGTAAGCACTGCAAATGCAGGAGCACTTTATATTACAGCATTATCCAGTGTTATTAGAGCAGCTGTTGAACCTAATATGGTTGGTCTAGAATTATTACAACTTAATACTGATTTAATGAATGGAGCAGGAAAAGGAGCAATTAAACTTCCTAAAGAAAGAAGAGTAGTTGCAGCAGAAGTAGCTGAAGGTGGTAACGTAACATATACTGGTGAAGGTTATGATAGTATTACAGTTAGTCCAACAAAAAAGATTGCAGCTTCCAAAATTACTTGGGAAATGGTAAAAAGAGGTATGATTTCTTTAATTACTGCAGAAGCAGCAAGAGTTGGTAAAGCATTAGCAAGAAAAATTGATTCCGATATTATAACTGGTATTGTAGCAGTTTGTACCGCTGGTAATTCAAATAGAACAGCAACTGGTGGAGCAAGTACAAGAGTATCATATAATAAATTAATCGATGCAAGAGCAGATATTGAAGGATATAGCGTTGGTGGTTTTAAAGCTACACACTTAATCTTACATGCAGATGATTATGCTGCATTATGTAAAGATACTGACTTCAAATTAGCACTTATTAGAGCACCAGTAGTAGTTGGTTCTCCTGGATCAGCAAGTGTAGGTATTTTTCCACAAGTTGAATATTTTGGACCACAAAAAATTGTTCAATCAAATCAAATTACAACTGGAACTAGTATCTTTGTAGATAGCACAGAATTAGGAACTTTTGTTCAAGAATCAGATGTTGAAACTGTAGATGGTAGAATTTCTGGAACTGTAGATACTGAAATCATTGCATTACAGTCTTATGGTATTGGTATTCAAAACGTTAGAGCAGCAGCATCAGTTGTAATGGCAGCATCTTAGGATGTTTTCATTTTTTCTTTTTTTGTTTAGAATGAGGTAAAATAATAAAATGGCATTAGACGTAAGAGCAAGTGGTCGTGGAACAATAAATTCAACTTTAGGTGCTGGTGGAGTAACACCAAGTGTCACTATTTCATCATCAGATACACGTTCTTTTATTACAGCTTCAAGTTCAGTAGTTGTATCAATTAAGAATGGAGTAAAAGATGTTATTGGTGATATTGGACTAGAGTGGGAAATATTGACAAACTCAACTGCTCAAGTATCTGCTACAAGACAGATACCAGCAGGAAGTGAAATCACATTTGATTGGATTTCAATTCAGGATTAAATTACTTAACCTGAAATAATTATAGGAGGTAAAAGAAAAATGGTATTAATTAGTACAAGTACAGAACCATCAGTATATGGCTTAGGTGGAAGCGGTGGTATCCCATCAAAAGGTAATGTAGTTCTCACATATCCTATGGCAGCAAGTTCATCTGTTAGCAAAGGAGATTGGGTAAAATTATCTGACACAACTGCAGGAGATATTGTAAGATGTTCAGATACAGCAGATAGTACAATTGGTGTAGCATTCACTTCAGTGGATAATACATATAAATCAGATGGAACTACAGCAGGAGCATCAGGAGATAAATATTGTGCAGTTCTTAGACAAGGATTTGCATATGTATCAGGAGCAGTTTCTAGTTCAGGAACAGCAGGTGGAGCTATAGATTGCGATGAATTATTATATTTATCAGTAACTGCAGCATTTAATCCATTTGAAGGACAAACAGTAACAGCTACTACCTGTGGAACATTAGTTTGTAGGTCGTTTGATTCGCAAGTAATTGCA